TCTGGGTACTGCATCTGGAATTCATGGCGAACATTCTCCTTTGTATTTCAGAAATGTTCAAATGAATGATCAAGATGATGTGCTAGGATTGATTCAGAAGAATAATCCAGAAATGATTGAAAATAGCGTTTGGTCTTCTACTGGAACTGATAAAGTTGTGAGTTTTCCTGTTGTGAGCAAGCCTGGAAGCATATATAAGAATGATCTTCTAGGAACAAAGCAACTAGAGTTTGTCAAGAAGGCACAACAGGTATGGATTGAGCATGGAACAAATCTTGATCTTTGTGTAGATAAACGACTCCGTCATAATGTCAGCAACACGATTACTGTCGATGATTGGGATGAAGTAGAAGAATACATCTACGAAAATCGACGTTGGTTTGCTGGGATTTCTCTTTTATCGGCTATGGGCGATAAGGCGTATCCACAAGCTCCTTTCACTGAAGTTTTTGAAGCAAAAGATATCCTTGAAAAATATGGCAATGCAAGTATGATGGCATCTGGTCTGATCATTGATGCTCTGCACGCGTTCAATAATAATCTTTGGGTTGCATGTGATACCGTGAATGGCTGGGGAGAGAAGCTTGACGAAACCAAGAAGGAAGATCTTCTGAAGAGGGATTGGATTCGAAGAGCTAATAAATTCTCTGTGAATTATTTCAATGGCAATCGTCTGGAAATGACGAATTGCCTGAAGGATTGTTTCAATCTTCATAAGTGGTGCACTATTTCGAATTCTCTGAAGAAGATTGATTTTAGTTCCGAACTACAGAAGAAGACCTTCGTTGATGTTGATACCCTAGCTGGAGCAGCATGCGCCGGTGGAACGTGTGAAATAATTTTCTGAAAAAGATAGGGAAGCGAATGATTGAATCGCCTTGTATCAAAAAATGCGAACTGCGTAACAACAGATGTATAGCATGTGGAAGAACAATCGAAGAAATTTCGAATTGGAAAACTTTTACAGATGACCAGAAAGTTTCTGTTCTTGCTAGGATACGAGCAGATACATATTGGCCAGACATTTGCTTCCCTCCTATCAATCTTCTTGTTCTACATTCAGCTAAATGGAATAATTTCAAATGACAGATATTACAATTACAATTTCAGGTCCAGGCAAAACATTTTCTGCAGAACTACATGTTATCAAGCAAGCCCTAGAATACCTAGGTTGCATTGTTACAATTGAAGATCCGTATCAAGATGATAGCAACGATCATTCTATCGAAGAACATGTTGATCGTATGAAAACTATGAATAAAGATAGCCCAACAAAAGTACATATCAAGGCAAATCATATGCCTTGGGGAGGTTGACTTTTCTTTATTCTTCGTGTATAATGTAACTTTATAAAAGGTTAGAAATGAATAGACTACAATACCTTCTGATGAAGCTAGCAGAAGAATCATCTGAGATAACTCAGATTTCTCTGAAGACTGCTCAATTCGGATATGATTCATCATGGAATGGAAGCCCAACAAATATCGAACACTGTCATAAAGAGTTGGATGATTTGATGGCTGCTATTGAAATGCTGAATGAAGAATTTGATTTCGGTTACGCTTTCGACCGCGAAGCAATTGATGCTAAGAAAGCAAAAGTGAATAAGTTCTATCAAATTTCGGTAGATTTGAATAAAAATAATCAAGGAGAATAATAATGGCTACTTTCCCAATTCCAAGTGATCCAGTTCAGAAGGACAAGATCATGGCTGTCGTTCGTGAGATTTCTGGGTCTATGACTCGAATCGAAGCAGAACGAGATTACATCAAGGAAGCAGTGACAGAACTTGCTAAGGATCAACAGATTCCGAAGAAGCTTCTGAATCAATTTGCTCGTGCTTATCATAAGTCGAATTTTGCGCAAGTCGTTGGAACGAATGAAGAATTCGAAGAATTGACTCTTGCTCTTCAACCAAAGGCAATTGTAGATCCAGACAGGCGATGACGATGAGTGAATTTGCAATCGGGGATGTTGTATATCATCCTCATACAGGAAAGAAGATGACAGTTGAACGGCTTGGCTGGCTCGATGTTGTCGAGACTGCATGGTTTCAATTGAATGAAGCTACTCGAGAGCACGAACTAAAGAGACAAACTTTCAGAGCAGAAGATCTTCGTCATGCTTTAGCAGAAGATTTCTCTGATCGAGATATTCTTAAAGGATGATTGATGTATTATGTCTATTTGAGTGATGTTGCTACAGCAGAATGGTATAAATTACCGTGTTGCTTCATACCTAAGCAATTGATTGGAATGTATGGGATGCTGTTTGAAATTAGAAAAGATGAGCATATCATGAAATCTCTTCTTGATGATCCGATCAAACGATCATTTGGATGGGTTATCCAAACAGAAAACGGTAAAATCATATCAGATATTCTGGAATTAGCTGCTGATATCAAAGAAAGGATTTCAAAATGAGCATTTTAGAATTTACATTGCTTCTCATAGCAATCGTTTTCATTCGTGAATACTTTATCAGGAAGAAATGAAGGTTATCGTTGCAGGATCCAGAGATTTCAAAGATTCATCGCTAATCTTTGCTGTTCTGGATCATCTACATTCCAGACATGGCTTCACTGCTATCGTATGTGGAATGGCACAAGGCCCAGATTTGATTGGGAAAGAATGGGCAGATTCCAGAGGAATTGAAGTTATGGAATTTCCTGCGAATTGGAAGAAGTACAAGAATGCTGCTGGTCCAATCAGAAATTCTGAGATGGCAGAAGTTGCAGATTTCTTGGTTGCTTTTTGGGATGGAGAGTCAACAGGAACAAAAGATATGATCTCGAAGATGCGTAACAAAGTTTTACATCTTCATATGATTGATAAAGAAGGTCCGATTGATCTTTGATCTTGTCTTAACATATCAACTGAATCAGTAAAATGATGTTGACTTGAAGCAGAACTCCTTGTATAATCACTTTATTGGTTAGCGAAGATACAAGGAGTTTAATATGAACATTGCAGATATCATCAACAAAGTGAATTCCCAAGTTCAGAAGGAAAATAATTCTTCGAATGATTTGCGCGATTGGGTTCGTAAAGAACACGCTAAGATTGATGATCCAAAGTTCAAGTCTTATTCTTGGATTGCTGAATTGATCAACCCAAACTGAAAGATTATCATGACACGATATCAACATTCTTTGCTTATTACATCAATCTGTTTTCTTCTGTTCGTAACTCAAGTTATTACTGGAGCTCATGTTTTCCATGTTGTATGGGCATTTCTTTGTGCTGGGACTTGTGCAATCTTTTCTTCGAACATCGAGCAACAAATGAAGGATATCAGCTATGAATAAAATTTATCCCAAGGATGTTACATTCATCCGTAAAATTCTTCTGAACTATGGTGAAGATCATGAAGACTTTGGTCTTTGTTACTATACAGATAAAAGAGCTTCCGTATTTGATAATATCAGTACATATCAATTTATTGGATCTTTTGTTCTGAAACATCTTCCTGGTTCGTTTGGATATACAAGCCTTCGCGCTGAATTTGCATCTTTGATCTGTGATTACATCGATCATGGATTTGAATATGGTGAATGGTATAATGGAGTGTATCGCTTCAAATCTACACCAGAAGGCGTGAAGATTCGACGCAGGATGAAGTATCTTGCTACTGGAAAATGATCTTCGATACACAGATCAGAAAAGCTAGGAAGAACCATCTTTGCACATGGTGCGGAGAAAATATTCTTCCTAGTGAATCGTATGCATGCTGGGTTTCAGTTGAAGATTCTTTCTTCTCAAACAAGATGCGCATTGAATGTCACGAAGCAACAGAAAAATTAAACGAAGAATATACTCCGTATGAAAATCAGAGAGGAAAGTTAGAGGATGAGTGAAAATGTACATATCTTATGGGACGTAATAAATATCCCAGGAGTTTTGAAAGTCGATCCAACAGGAAGTCGAGAAATTTGTAATCCGGCTCCGACCGATACAGATTACGATATCATCTGCCTAGTCAATCGTGACATTCATAACGATTTAGTTGATACAATTGGGTTTGAGCATACATCAAACCAAGAAGGATATGAAGACATTGATTCTTTTATTGATTGTTATCAATACGAAGAGATCAATCTCGTTGTGATCAGAGATCCAGATTTCTATAGGAAATTCAGAAGCGCAACAATACTTTGCAAAGCTCTTAATGTGTTGGATAAAACCAAAAGACTCGAAATTTTCGATCTGATTCTTTACAGGCAGGAAAAGTTAGATGATCATAAGTGATTTTTCAAAGACAGCTTACGCGTGCGTACATGCAATGGCTGATGATATCAAAGTGTCTTCTTCCGAAGAAGTAGAGAACATCCTACGTCACATGATTATAAATTCTTTCACGACAACGCAAAAGAAGTTCCGTAAAGATTATGGAAGTATGGTGATTGGTCTTGACGGTATGAAGAATTTCCGTAAAGAAATCCATCCAGAATACAAAATTCATCGAAAGAAGAATCGAGAAAATGATGGGATGCCTTGGCATATCATTTTTAACTGTATGGATATCATTCGCGAAGAAGCGAAGATGTACTTTCCATGGAAAGTAGTATGGTCTGATCGAGCAGAAACAGATGATGTGATGGCCGTTCTGGTTGAAGAAGTAGCTAACAAGAACATGATTCAAATTGGTGTTATCGAGGAACCAGAACCTGTACTTCTTGATACCAGAGATCATGACATGTATCAGCTTCAGAAGTATTCAAATGTCAAGCAATGGTCTTCTGTTGATCGCAAGTTTATTCGGCCAGATAAGCCTCCCAAAGAATATCTTCGTGATATGATCATCGGTGGCTGTAAAGGAGACGGTGTAGATAACGTTTTCTCCCCTTTGGGAAGCTATGCAAATGGAGTCAGACAGAAAGCATGTATTGCTAGCAGAGTTGCTCCTATCATCAAGCATGCGAACATCTTTGATTACAATGATGATCCAGAAATTGTAAAGCGTATTAGACAAAATTATCAATTGGTTTGCTTTGATGGCATTCCTTTGGATGTCCGTGAAGATATCTTGGAATCATGGAACACTCGTAAGAAAAATTCCAAGATGACTATGATGAAGTATTTGAATGAAAAGAAGTGCAAGCGCCTTCTTGATTTATTGGATGATATGTAATGACAATAGAATGCTACTTTAGTTCATGTGGACGACACTCTTGCCACTATGATCCAGACAATGGTCCTTTTTGTGATGAACCAAAATGCGTTGCTACATCTGATGAGATTGCATTCTTCGAGATAGAACGCAGAAACTTCTTAGAAAGAATTTATAATGAAAACAAAGAAACAGGTGATTCGAGTAGGTGATCTAGTCGAAGTCGTGAATCATCGTTGGATTGATCGAATTGGATACAATCTTGTCTGGACAGATCTAGTTGAAGAAGTTGAGAATGATCCAGTAACACATGAAGCGATGAAAATCCTTAGAATGTGGAATGGACCTACATTCTTCGAAGCTATACCTAATCACTTTCCTCGTGATTTTATCAGAGCTATTGCTAAACATCGAGTAGATGAGCGAGGATTCGGTGGTGATGAAAGAAAGATTCATTATCTAGAATCAAAATTTGTAAATCCATTTTTTGATAGTTATAAATGTCGCGTGATAGGGAAACGAATTGCAAAGACTGGAACATATTTTCCTCCTTGTAATCGAAGAGTTTACGATCCTTGGAATGGCGATTACCATGATCCAACTCCTGGTGGATTAGCTGATTGCAAGACTCATATCATTCTGAAATTGGAAAATGGATGTGAGATCGAAGAATGTGACGTAAAATTGATCGAAAGAGCAAAATGAGTTGTTTCTGTACAGGAATTTGCAAAGAATTAGGATATTGTCCTAATCATGATAGAACAGATCTAAATCCTTCAAAAATCTTTATGAATGGATACTTTGAAAAGGTTGCAGAACGAGTCGAGTGCAAGCATCCAGAACACAATCCACCAATGCACATTGCAATTCCTTCTGGATATAGATACATTCACATCTGTCCAAAGTGTGGAGCAAACACAGTGATGCAAGATAACATGATTCAAATGAAAACTTTAGGAGGATGATATGATAAAAAGTTCAAAAGTAAACATGATTGATGTTTCAGATTTTGATGATCTGGTAGTGAAGACTTACGGAAGAACATATAGTTTTCAACAGCAAGATGGATGTAAAGAAAGAGGAACATATAGCTTTAGTGTTCCTATTCTTGGTCCATGTGATTTTGAGAATGATACGATCCCAGAAGAAGTAAATGGCGATGAGATGGGTGTCAGTTTCAAATCATGGCTTGAAAGAGATCCTAACCAGAAGTTGAATTCATCGGATGAATGGGAAAGAGAACATGGTCTTAATCTGTTCTGGAAGCGTAATTTCTATCCATCTGTTGATACGGTGATTGATGATCTTTACAAGAAAGGTCTGATCGAAGAAGGAGACTATTGCATTGATATTGATTGGTGATAAATGAACATTGATGAAATCACATCTCTCGCGAAAAAACACCTCGGGAAGCCTACGCCTAATCCAGGACAGATTGAGGCTATTGTAGGGGCCGTAGACGCGTTCTTGAGTGGGTATAAACATGTAATCATCTCTGCACCAACAGGCTCTGGCAAATCCGTAATTGCAACAACGGTTCATAAGGTTCTACGAGAAATCAAAGGCAAATGGCGAACGACCCTAATCACGTCAACCAAAGGCTTGCAAGATCAGTACACAAATGACGATAGGTCTATCGTAGATTTACGAGGTAAGACGAACTACAATTGTCCTCTCGGTGTCGGTCCATACAATTCTGGCGGATGTCGTTCTAAGATTGCAACGAATAAGTGCCAGAAGAACGTCATGTGTCCATATGTCAAGAAACGAACATACTGGTGCAATCAAGCAAATCTTCGGATTACAAATTCTTCATTTCAGATTGAAGCATGTCCTGCTATTTGCATGGAACCAGAAAATGTCGCAGATCTGATAGTTGTTGATGAGTGTCATGAAATTGATGACTTGATCATCGAGCATACTTCGATCTCATTCAACATCGAAGATTATGTCCTGACAAGAAAGTATGGCGGTGCTGCATTTCTATCCGCTCTTGCTGGATATCTGGAGATCTTTAAGTCCATTGCAGTAGGAACAACATTTCAAGTCAATTCCGCGATGTATGAAGGGATGGAAAGATTAACAGAACTTGTTGCATCTTTAGTTGCCCAGATGGAAGAACTACTTGAAGAAGATCGTAATGATAAAGAATTGATTGGCGATCTTCTAGAAGCTTTGCAGCAGATTCAAGATAAGACTGAAATATTTGATGCAGCTGGACATAAGGGAACATGGATTGTCCATTCATATGGTCCTGGTCAGATGGAAATCAAGCCAGTGTTTGCTTGGCAAGTTTCAAATCATTCTTTGTTTCGTAAAGCATCTTACTTCTTGCATATGTCTGCTACTGTATGTGGATATGAGCAATACATGAAGAATCTTGGAATCAAAGAAGAAACATGTCAAATTATTGAAGTTGAAAATTCAATCCCTGTCAAGAATCGAGTCGTCAAAGTTATTCCGACCCAGAAAGTTTCTGGGAACTATGACATTGATAAGCTAGCAAAGAACATTGACATGTTGATTGGGATGAATAAAGGAATGAATGGAATCATTCACACTGTTTCGTTCAAGTTAGCAAACGAAATCAAAGATCGATCGAAGTACGCTCATAAGATGATTGTTTCTGGTGATCGAAGTGATATCCTCGAATTCTTGGATCCATCGAACAAAGGTAACATCGTTCTGAGTCCTTCTATCGTCAAGGGATATGACTTTAAAGGAGACATGTCCAGATTTCAGATTATTGCAAAGGTTCCGTTTGCATTTCTTGGAGATCCTCTAGTTGCTCTGAACGCTAAAGAAAGACCTGATTGGTATGCTCGTAAAGCAATTCTTTCATTGGTTCAGAGTTGTGGACGATCTATTCGGGGTGTTGATGATTGGGCGAATACATACATCATTGATACAAATTTTCTTCGATTGATTCGAGACAATCATGATATCTTCCCTGATTGGTTCGTTGAATCGCTTGAAATCGTTCAATAATATATCAGAATGTTCTTGACTTTTGATTTATTACGTGTAAAATAAGGATACCATGACAACAGCAAATGAACTATCAAAACTCATCAAACAATATGAATTGGTCATAACAGAACGGATCATGTCCTCTAGCTTCCAACAAATTTCTTCCATGAAAGAATCCGGATATTTTAGTTCGATGAATCCAAGGATAGAAAAAGCAAACAAGCATCTGAAAAAATTGTCTGAACAATACGAAAATCTTACACAAGAAATCAAATGTAAGTTACAATATGCTATGGAAGACTATCTGATTTCTGTTGGCTGTTGCAAAATTTCAGAACAATGGGAAATTACTCTTGATGGATATAAACAGCGTGTCGACTGCATTGGAATTTCTTATTTTTATTCCGACATGGAGTCTGGCATGGCTAGACTTACCATCGGAAACGGATCGCAGACATATAACTTCAAAATTTTAGATAAATTCATTCGTTTTGAAACCGATAACTGTATGTATTGAAAGATTACCATGAGCATCATCAGAGCAATTGAAAAAGCGTATCAAAAAGCAAAAGAACGAAAGTATGATAAGATCTACTTCTCGATTGATTTGCATGACACGATCATCAAAGGCAACTATGTAAATGGAACCTATGATTTCATCAATGATGATGTTAAGCGATGTTTGCAAATGCTATCCAGATTTGATGAAGTTGTTCTGATTCTTTGGTCTTCTCTATTGGAAGAAGGAAAAGAAGATATCAGGACTTTCTTGGAATTCCATGGGATTTATTTTGATTACATCAATTGTAATCCAGACGAAGAAAATACTTTTTACGCAGATTTTTCACAGAAGTTTTACTTTTCTGTACTGATAGACGATAAGGCAGGCTTTGATCCTGATTATGACTGGCATTCTATTATGATTTGGTATCAGAATCGTGTAGCAGATGTTGATTTTATATTTTAATTGGAGCTGATTATGATGAATAAAGAAATTAAGACTAAGTGGCTCGCTGCTCTCCGTTCCGGCGAATACAAGCAGGGGATGGGAGCTCTGCATAACATTGCAGAAGATTCTTATTGCTGTTTGGGTGTTCTTTGTGATATCTATGCAAAAGAACACCAAGAATCGGAAAATGTTAGACGACCGCATCCTGATAGTGGTGAGACTGAAATGTTCTATGACGAATCAGCTGTAGCACCTGATTTGATTGTATCGTGGGCTGGAATCCAAGACGGAAATCCTTATATCAAAGTTGATAATAAATATAATCGTTCAGTTGCCGAACTGAACGATAACGGAAAAACGTTTGAAGAAATCGCAGACATCATCGAAGAACAGCTATGATTTATTTTGTTGAAATGTTTGATGGGAATAAATATAAAGTTGAATCGGGTCATTGGATGGACATGCTTGGATTTAAAACATCGCATCAAGCAACATTCGTTTTTGATACATACTACAAACAAATTTTGAAAGATCGATTCTTTATGCCATTTGATAAGTTCTTGGAAAAGCTCCATTCTTTTGATAAAGTTCCATTCGTAACGAAAGACCAACTAGATATTTTATATGCCGATGTATGATTTTCATTGCCATTCATGTGGCAACCAATTTGAGAAGATCGTAAGTTACGATATTTCTCAACTCCCTATCCAATGTCCAGATTGTGAAAAATTTGATTCTCACAGACAACCATCAGCACCTCTTCTGGGAGATTCTGATAGAATGTTTGCTCAAAAGAAGACGTCATCGGGATGGAAGGAAGTTCTCAGAAAGATCCATAAAGGATCACCAGGAAGTCGAATGACAGAAACGTCTTCGATTGATTTTAGTTCAAAAGAATAATAAGGAAATAAATGTCCCAATTTGATGAAATGTCCCGTTTAAATGTTGTTCTGAATCGAGCAACTGCTTTGGCCCAAGAAGATGATAATTTTCGTCAGCATTTCTTGGATCATCTGAATATTCTCTTTGATAATCTTTTTGAAGACGACATTCTAGGGACGGAAGGTCAGAATGATCCACGCGGAGATCAACGAGATGGTGAATTTACTATGACTAACATTCAAGGATATGACGAATGAGCTTTGCAAAGACTTTTGAAACAGCTAAACATGGTCAGATTCTTCTGGTCATTCAAAGCAACGATGAGACAGGTAATCCACAAATCCAGTGGTCCGTGGAACCTCCAGAACTTGGAGTTTGTACGATGCGAATTGACCTCGAAAATTCTCAGCAAGGTTGGAATGCTGCAGACAAATATCTAGCGGATGCGACAACCGAGCATGCTTACGAAGTCGCAGAAGAGATGTTTGATGAACTTCTAAAACCTGGGATTATAATCGCAAAATGAAGAAAATTGTAGTATCTATTCTTTTTGCTTTTTCTTCATCTTGCTTTGCTCAATTGGATCCTCTTGTAGATTATCGGATGGGCGAGATTGTTTCTAGGAATTCATCTGGCACAATCATCCGATCACAATCTGTTCTGAGAAAATTCCAACAAACATATCCATGTCCAGCAACAGGAGCCAAGATCGGAACATGTCCTGGATGGGCGATTGATCATGTTATTCCTCTTGCATGCGGAGGCAGAGATGTTGTATACAATATGCAATGGCTACCAGCTACAATCAAGTCTTCATCTGATTCGGATAACAAAGACAGATTTGAGAGGAAGGTTTATGGCGGCCATCAAATGTCCAAAGGATGTCCATAAATGGATCCGATTTCTGAGAAATATCTTTCCATGATAGATCCAATTTCGTGGAGACGTGATTTAAACATCAATCCGATTAGCATATGCATTGGATTAAATCGACATATCGAATTGAATGAAGTATATCATGTTCGTGACATCACATCATATCCAACTAACGATGAAAATGAACAAGAAAAAATCCACAAAATTTTGGAAATTCCAAAGATCCAACATTCCACAAATCATTATCTTGGATCTGGATCCGTTGATATAAACCATTTCTTATGGGAACATCATAAACACGGATCGCCGATTCCCAATCATATAAAGAATCATATTAAAGCAATCGATTCCGATATGAAAGATAGAATTTTGTTAGATCATCCAATCAAATTGTATTCTGGTTTAATAGAGTCTCCTGCTTCCATTTCTGCGATGCATTGGAATTCAACAAGACCTAAAAAGATAATTCATATCCCATCATACATATCAACTAGCACTGATTTTAACACAGCGGCTAGATTTACTCAAAATGATGAGAAATCAGAACATCATGAATCCGATCATCATGGAATTGTGATGTCTCATGCTAGACATGTGATAGAATTAAACTTTCCTAAAATGATTCATAATGCTGCATCTGTTAAAAATCATTCTGGAGCTAATGAAGACGAAGTTCTTCTTGGTCGAGATCATGAATTTGAATTGCATCCTAGACCATATAAAATTGAAGGATATGCTGATCCAGTTTATCTATGGAAAGCATATCATGCTCCTTGTCAGAAACTAAAGAAAGAAATAAAGTAATAGAACTAAGTACCGAATGAAGAAAAAACTAATCCTTCACCGTTGACCAAGGCGCGATTTCTCGAAAGGGACTTCGCGCCTTTTTGTTATGTTTTCTACAACTCAAACCATAGGAACCATAGAATGACCAGACGTGCTACACCTCGCCGCAAAGACAACATTGTTCAACTTATCCAGAATGATGTTGATGCTGCTAGAAATGGTCCGCAGAAAAGGAAGACATTTTCTGCTCTTGATATGTATGATATCAAGCCTCTTACAGAAAATCAGGAAAAAGTTTTTGAATTGTTTGATCCAGAGCCAGACACTGGATTGATCTTAGAAGGATGTCCAGGAACAGGAAAAACATTCCTTGCTGTTTATATCGCATTGAAATTTATCCTGGATAAATCAACTCCATTCAAGAAATTGATCATTGTTCGTTCTACTGTACCGACAAGAGATATGGGTTTCCTCAAGGGCACCGAAGAAGAAAAATTTGCTCCTTATGAACGTCCATATATGGCTCTATTTGATTCCATTTTCAAAGTCAAGAAGTCATATGAAAATATGAAAGAGCTTGGTTTGGTTCAATTTGAATCAACTGCTTTCCTCAGAGGAAATACGTTTGACGATGCAATCGTTCTCTTTGATGAATTTCAGAATAGCACATATGAAGAATTCTCAACTGTAGCTTCTCGTATTGGGACGAACTCGAAGTTCGTCGTTTCTGGTGATACACATCAAAGCGATCTACAAAAAGCATGTGACCTTTCTGGAAATCAAAAGTTCCTGAAAGTCATGAAAGCAATGGGATCTAATGATTATGTTCGTTTTGCTCCAGAAGATATCGTAAGATCTGGATATGTGAAAGATCTTATCTTGACTCAAATCAAGCTCGGGTATCTGTAAGAAGTGATCCAGGCTGTTTGATTTCATGTCATAAGTACAACGACACCTCCCAAAGAAATCAAACAGCCCTGGACATGTTTTAACGTGTCGATGAGGTAGTCTTATCCAAGATGGAACAATCATGACACTTACTAAAGATCAAATCACAAATTCTGCTAAGTCAGTCGGCTTAGATTATGCAACCGTTGCAGCTATAGCATCAGTTGAATCATCTGGTGCTGGATTCGACACAAAGACAAATTTTCCAATCATCTTGTTCGAAGGACATAAGTTCAGTAAATTCACAAATGGAAGATTCGACAAGACAAATCCAACAATCTCTTATCCTGTTTGGACTAAGCAATTCTATGCCAAGGATCAAACAGGAGAACAAGCTAGGTTACAGACTGCAATTGCTCTAGATAGAAATGCTGCACTTCAATCGACATCTTTTGGAATGTTTCAAATCATGGGATTCAATTATGGATACTGTGGATGCAAAGATGTTCAAGATTTTGTTAACAAAATGTGCGTATCCGAACAATCTCAATTGGATCTTTTCTTGAAATTTATCTCTGCTAGAGGTATGATTCCATATCTTAAAGCAAAAGCATGGGATAAATTTGCATCAAGTTACAATGGTCCATCTTATAAACAAAACAACTATGATATCAAGTTAGCAAATGCTTACTTGAAATTCAGTAAAGAAGTATAAAGATTGATAATCCAACATAACACTTCGAAGGGAAGATTCTATGAAACGCCTCATGGACTTTTCCCTTCTGTCACAACAGTTCTTTCATCTCTTCCAAGTCCAGAGTTAGATGCATGGAGAGAAAGAGTCGGAAGAGAACAAGCAGATTTAATTTCCAAGAGAGCAACTGATAGAGGATCTCGACTTCATGCATACTGCGAGAGCATTCTGAAGAAAGAAGAACCAAAGAAGCTTGATATCTTTGATAAAGCAGGATTCAAAGGAATCGATGCAGTTCTATCCAGAATCAAGCCAATAGCAATCGAACAATTCTCTTATTCTTTGGAATTGGAAGTTGCTGGATCGATGGATTGTTTTTGTAAGCTGGATAAGAAGTTGTGTGTTCTGGACTTCAAGACAGCTAGTAGAGAAAAATTCAACGGAGAGTTTGATTCTTATTGGATACAGACATATGCATATGCAAATATGCTAAAAGATAGGCATGGGATAGAAGTAGAAGATCTGTGTATTGTAATGCAATTTGATGGCGATACAAGAATTTTCTGGGAGAAAGCTTCTAACTGGAAAGATAAATTTAAGACAATCAGAGATCAATTCACTTATAACGAGCAGGAGATAAAAGATGAAATTCAAAAAAATAAATGATCACTTCTTTCCAGGTAAAGAGGACATCAATCAATCTTACATCTATTTGCACGGCGAGATAGATCACGAATCGACATCCCCTATCATAGAAGGGATCATTGCTTCAAATTTAGAAAATGATTGCGATTGTAAAGATCCAGAAGAATGTGATTGCGAAGAAAAAGAAGACGTGATAAATTTGCTGATATGCTCTCCTGGAGGAGATGCAACAGCAGCTCTTTCTTTGATTGCAGTGATTGAAGCTTCTGAAATTCCTATTCGAACAATTTCACTAGGCGAGTGTGGATCAGCAGCTTTGATGATCTTTATTTCTGGACATCAAAGAGTGTTGACACCATACACATCAATTCTGAGTCATCAATTCTGGTCTGGTACAGAAGGATCGTTTTCTGGTCTTCAATCTGCAATGGTAGAGTTCAACAACTATCATGAAAAGATTGTAAAGCTCTACACAGATAAAACTGGACTTGATCGTAAGTATGTTGAGAAGTACCTTCTGAAAGATACAGATTCATGGCTTACACCAGATCAAGCATTGGATCACAAACTTGCAGACATTATGTGTGATTTAAAATAAAAGGAAATAAAATGTCAAATACAAATACAGAAAAACAAGTCTTAGATCCAACAAATCTAATTCCGCTTAAAGCAACGGTTCCATCTACATTTGCATCCCTGCCCTCCCTTCAATCAGCCCTCCCCGCAGCAAGCAATGCAGGGAGTGTGCAGAATGTGGGTGCTCAGCCTTATATGGCTGTTAATGGGGCTTGGGTGCCTGTTCTGGCTCCCGGAACTGCCAGCGTGTGCGCCGACATCATCTCCCGCTATGAAGTGGCTAAGGGCAACAATGCCCGGGTGAATGCGTTTATTCCATCCGCTGCCGGTGCGCCTGCTGCGAATGCAGTGGGCTACACAAACAGCGGCGTCAATCGCTCTGGCTACAATTTTATTTCGTTGTCTGCTGGTGTTACTAACTCATTCCCAAGCAACGGCGGGGCACTGCTGAAAAACCCGGTCAGGTTTTATGGTGGGTTCCCGTTCGCTGGAAGTTCCAACATTTGCAAGGCGGCCAGCTATTACCTGCTGTCAGCCACAGACCCAAATAATTCAGGCACTCGCGCAGTGACTCAAACCGGACGGCTGGTGTTCGTCACAGATGAGCCTAAGCCCATCATTAAATCAGGCGGTGATGCAACAAAATTCGTGCTGAACATCAATGATGGGAGCGGCTGGAAGCGCGTGGTAGATCCAGCGCTGGCCGCAGCAAACCCTGTAAATTCGTCATTCCAATCCAATGCCACAGGTGGGCTGTGGGATACCCAGCTAGACGCCACAAATATAGGCGGTCGCAAACGGCGAATCTGGGAGATTGTTTTTCACGACGACTTCGGTATCGTTGAAGTTGGTATCGGCCCAACATCGACGTGGTATGACCCGCCCACATCCCCCAAAATGCTACTGCTGGCTGACTCTCTCGGGGGAACTGTGTCGCGCGGGAACGGTATTGATGCCTACCCTGCGGTATTGCAGGATATTTTAGATGTGCATGACCTATGGATGTTGTCTGAAGGTGGCACTGGCTTTATCAATACAAATTCAGGCACATCCCGCACCCATCTGCAAAAACTCCAACTCGCTGCAACGATGCCGCAGCTTGCGGATATCCAGATCGGCTATTTGCCACCATCCGTCAATGACGCTTCTTACTCCGCAGCCCAGATCACAGCGGCGGCGACCGACGCGATCCGATACGCGGTATCGACATGGCCCGGAGTGCTGTGGATCGTTCCTGGTCCGACCGCATCAAACGACACGACAAATCAGGCTACGATGATCGTCGTTGAAAACGCTGTTATCGCTGCCGTGAATGCCGTTAACTCGCCTTACGTGAAATTCCTGCCGATGATGACTGACCCAAATGGTCAGGCAATTAAGGGAACGGGTAATAGCGATGCGCCCGCAGGCAATGGTAATGCTGACTACATTTTTAATAACTCAGACGGCGTGCATTTCAGTTCAAACGGGCACCTTGTGTGGGGTAAAGACCGAGTAGCGCCCGGCATTATCAATCTACTGCGCAAGTGGATTGGCGAAGCCTGACCCGCACCCCTAGCCACTCAAGAAACCCAAGCCCGCCGCATGCGGTCTTTTCATTTGGAGGTCCGTATGGATAAAGTCAAACTCTTGGTCACCCTGGCCGTGGCGGCCTTCGGGCTGCTGTCGCAGGTCTGCATGCTGCTGGGCTACACCCGCCCCGCTGGCGACCCGACCCGCTTCATCCTGATCGGCACCAGCCACCCCGGCAATGTGGGAGCCACTGCACGCGCCATGAAGGTGATGGGCTTTACGACACAATTCCTCTCATATACAGATCATGATGATCCATATAAACATAAGATGTACTAACTTCTGTTATTTTACGCAATCGAATAATAGCTTGTTCTGCTTCATTAAGAGTTCCATTATATCTGTGTGACAGGCATCTATATTCGATAGAAATAGGGATCCAGACATCGGGATGACCTCCATCGCAGCGAAATTCAGCTCTGAATTCATCGCCTTGTTTCATAATTCGATATTTGATCATTCAACATCCTTTGCTTCTCTGCCTTTAAGATATCCATGAACAAACATTGTCCATATGGTTCTTTGCATTGTTGTATCTAGATCTTGATATGCTTTTATATCTTTCCAAATAGTTCGGAAAGCATCTTCGATATCTTTTCTTTCTTTGATTTGATCTGGTGTAAATTCTTCAGTCATATGACAGTAGTCCTTCGTTTTGCTTTAGGGAAGAAGATGAGTTCCTTGATTGGAAACTCTACGATTTCATTTGCCTTTGGTTTCTTGCCATTGATGATCACAGAACCATTATTGCACCATCGCATGATTTCAGAATTGGATGGATGAGAGCATGGTTTTTCTGCAGACATCGGAATGACTCCGATTTCTTTGATCGCATTCAAAGCAGTCATCTTGATCATCGTATTCTCCTTAACAATGCCAAGATTATACGATGATCATGAATATTTGTCAAGTTCTAAAGAAGTTTCAGATGTCCGGTGATCTTGTTAATTTCATCGCCATCATGTGGACCGATAGCACAGCATGTATGCGTCGGAACTCCGCCGAATTCAGTCAATCCAGAATCTAAGATCAGAGAATTTAGCATACCAGCATCTCGAGCTTTCTTTACGATTTCCAATAGATCTTCTTCAGAATCAACATAGACGCAAATTTTCTTGAATCTACCAGACAACCATTGATCCAGATATGATCCTTTCGTAGCAGAAAAAGAACGATGAACTTCAGTCTTGGCATGAACGCATGACCAGTCATATTCTTCCGAACTCATCAAATCTAAGATGACTTTCATAGAAGCATGTGCTCCTTGAGCAATCTGCTTGCCTCGTCGCATGTTAAGATCTTTGCGCATTACAATGACTTGTTTGATGTCTTTTTCCATTATCTTGGTCCTGTGTTCTGTTGTTTTGGATATAGCAAATCCATGATTTCTTCTGGCGATTCATTCACCTCGATTTTATACGAATTCATGAAAATGATCGATCCATTATTGTAAGATGTACGATGAAAAGATATGATATGGTGACTGAAGATATGAACAACATCTTTAGCTACAGAATTGAGTTTGATGATTTCTTTCATTTCGAATAATCATGTGAAAGAGGACAAATTTCTTGAACTGGACACTTGTCACAATACTCATCGTTATGACGACACGTCCATGGCTTTGGATCTGGTCCGCCCCATCCCCATTTGACAGGCATTGTGTTGGCAATATTCTTGCAAAGATCACCAAGCTTCTTATCTGATAGATGAGATTTTTTCTTCTTTTCTTTCAGAAGTGCATCATATTCTTCTTGAGTCAAAATGTATTGCATGATCAGTCTTTCTTAAAATACTTGATGATTTTGCGGAAGAAATTGGATTTTTCTTCGAATAAAATTCCGTCTTTGCATTTCGTCACACGCATCGTAACACATTTTGTTAAGTCTTTCTCACCTGATACAGCAGTGTATGATGTATCATCCAATGATTGTTCGTGATTGCATACGAGTCCGATGTAGTTCCGATGTCTGATATGTTTACAATTGATGCAGATTTTATTTGTCATATCAAATTCCTTTAACGAGAGTCTTGAACATATCGTAATCGTGCTGTTCTGGACGTTTTGGTAGATAGATATCAGTCGCAGTTACAACAGAACGAATGCATGTCTTTGCTTGCTCGCGAAACTTTTCTGGAATGTTGATCAACTGCTCATCAGTCAGTGTGATCTCTTTTCGTTCACGATATGCAAATGTTCCACGTTTGAAGAAGTATGGATAATCATTGAAGTTGATTCCAAAATTTGCAAAAAGCATTTCTTGCATTTCGTTCGAATGCTTGCCATGCAATTCTTTATGAGTGAAATAAGCATGCGCAGCCATTGACACCGCATTCTTTGTAGCATCAAGTTGACGCCAAAGAAAACAATCATAAGCATCTTCAAGTGTAGGAACCACGAACGCACGTGCATCAAACACCGGAGATTCGGTTATTTTAGACGGGAGGTATCCAGGTATCAACTTGTTGAAATAAACACTTGTAGACGCTGCTAGCAGACTTTCCAGCTTTTGGAAACGTCCGCCATAAATGTATTCTGCTTTCGAATCTCGATCGATGTAGAACAACAAAGTGATTTCATCCGATTGACAATACCCAAGATTTGCTTGGAATGCATCAACGAGATACTTCATCGTTTCAATCATCATCGAAGAAAGACCATCATCATATGGCTTCTTCACACCTTTTGTGAAAGTATGAAAAGCTTTTCCATCAAGACGCACAATGATTGGCTGTCCCTTGAATGCTTGTCGACGAGTTGAAAGTGATTCGTATGACTTGATACGATCACCGAGTTCATCATTTACTTGAGCCATTGGATCACCTTTTCCATGAATGTTGGTTTTTGTTCGAAGCTTTCGCACTCATCTTTACGAATATGACAGCAATAATTGTATAATTCATTAGTTTTATCAACTTTTCCTGTTACTCTGTTGTATTGCTCTGTCCTTCTGTAAAGAATTGATATCTTACAACGACCAAACCTTGGACTAGTATAACTATTGATAAAATGCTTGCATTCAACGCAAGGAGGAGTTCTGATTTCATTCATAGCGGATTCCCAATAATAGATCCTTGATTGATTCGTTCTTCGATTTCAATTCTCGACCTGACAGACAGATATAGAAAATAGCCTGAAACGATCACCGTGAGAATCATTAGAACTTTTTTCATCAAAGACTTTCTTATGTAAAAATTGTTAGATTTTGTGTAGTGTAATCATAAGCATATCCAGAATACATGTTGTAGCTACAGAGAGCAAGTACAATTTGAATAACTTTCTTTGACTCATCTATCGAAGAGCAATACATCTCTCGAGTTTTGAAATCTGGATCAAGCAAACCTCGATGCTGATGCCGCTTTAGTGTCTTGAACACTTCTCCGACATGATCTGGATTGAATTGTACACGATAGACATTTGCCTTGATATCATTTTCAACAGCAAACACAGTTTGATCTTTTGAAGCTTTCTCCAAAAAGTCAAGCGCACCATATATTTCTTCTGACTTGATGCATGCATATGTAAACTCCATTGTCAGAAGATTTGGATAAAGATAAGAATCTTTCTTATCCATTTCCAGTTCGATTTTAGTCAAACCTGAAACGATGTCTTTGATTTTATGTTTCAAAGAACAGCTCCTTGTTGGATTTTCTTCTTTGCTTTCTTCTTGATTCGCTTGACTTGATTGTCCTTGTGCAAGAGGTACTTCGGACCAAGAGCTTCTTTCGCAGCTTGGAGTCGTTGAGCGTTGCGTTCTTGGAGTTCTTTCAATTGCTGGTCATTCATAATAATTCCTTTTTAAAATCAAAGACCTTGTTCTTCAGCAAGCATTGCACATAGCTTGAGCCACATGTAGCGAGCACCTTGAGAATCTTTCACATCTTTGAACGTATCTAAAGAATCCAAGTAGTGCGCATTAAAACCTAGATTATACATTCCTGCATGAATTTCATCAATCAACTCTCGATCAATTTCATTCCTTTCAAATACAGCATTCAGAGCATCGCAAGAAAATTCTGAACGATATCCGATGTCTGACGAAATAAACCCTCCAAAATATTCTGGCAAATGATAGAGATGTATATCTGCTGCTTGATGGAAGATTTCTGAGATTTTCAACTGAGTCATAATATTTTCTTTCATTGAGATTTAAGTTTACGAAGATCAGAATTCAAACGAGCAATGATCCTCTTTTCGCTAGAAGGAGCACCAGTAAACACATTAATCAAACAAGGCCAACGACGACCAGAAGGTTCAACAGCATCTGCAAACATCATGACCATGATTTCATCGGCCTTACCGTATCGTTCCAGATAATCACTGGAAAAATGTGGCTTCTTTTCGATCCTAGCAGTGCTGAGATCAACAGAGTAACCGTTTTGAAGTTTGGTAAGTTTTGTCATAATTGATCTCCTTGTTTCCAATAAATCAATTATACGACAATTTCAATGCGTGTTCAAGTAGTTCATCCAAAATTTCTTGGCTTTTTCTGAAACATGTGGCATGATCTCTTTGACATCGAAGCCAGAAGCAATGATCGTATCCTTTTCTTCCTTTATTACATCACCGACAACCCATTCGATATAAGCGCCAGTGTTCTTGATATCAATCTCCAAACTCATTTCACCGAGCTTGTCAATGCCTTGATTGAGTCGATTTTCTGTAACAGCTTGATCAACAAGTTCTTTGATCGAATTCAGCTTTTCAATATCAACAGCTGCGATTTCCTTGAGAGTCTTTACTTTCGACGAACTATGCTTTTCACCTTTCACCTTGAATTTCAAGTTCTTTTCATGATTCCACCAGACGATTCCTTCGCCAACACCAGAAACACCAAATGCTTTGCCAACAGGACATTCTTCTTCAACTGCGATGGTCAATTCAACTAGATGATTTTGAATTTCTTCTGGCTTCGAGAAATCGATTGAAATGTTCCATACATCGAAATCATAGATGCAACGGATATCATCGGTTCGATGAACAGTTGCTTTGATTTCATGAGGAGTCAGTTCGTTACGTTTACCGTCTTCATCAACGCCAGTGATGTTGAAAATCACGAACATCTTTTCGAGTTGATTTAGAGCAACGCCCTTCTGAATAGAACCGCCGCACCATTCACCGAAGATGATGATCTTCTTGCTACCTTCGAGAATTGCAGATGCAAAAACCAAAGATTTACGAAGAGCCTCGATATTTCGTTCTCCCCACATAGCAAACCCAGCATTGTCTGATTCGAGGGTCAGCTCGCGATCACGACTTTGAAATGTATGAGAGCCATCTTCATCAAATACAACACTGGCATTCGTTCCATGCAGCTTGACAGTGCCGATGAATTCCAGAGTTGGAAGAGGAGTACCATTCCAGTTAGATTGATCTCGCACTTGCTTGATGATATTCTTGAATTGTTCAATAGATCCAAATTTTTCCATGATGATTCCTTCTTAGTTCGATGTTTTGGTGATTGTAACTGCGTAGCCTTTGGATGTCAAGAATTCGATTGCTGATTCGACCGAATCAATTCGCATGTTTTTCAATCGAACATAGCTGACATTGCATGTTTGAACATTATCAGTCTTTGTCCACCTTGCTTTGACTATTTTGTCGGAATCAAAATTTTCGTATAATTCTTCAATCACTCCGATATCATTGTGATCAGAATTTCCAGGGTTGATGTAAATAATTGTATCACCTACATGAAGTCGATTACCATTTTGATCAAAATAATCACTCATAATGTTTCTCCAATATGTTTCGCAATATCATAATTATATGAGGAAATGGCTTGGAAGTAAAGACCTCCAAGCCATTCTTTTAAACCGTTACATCTTACTTGAACAGATCAACACCAAAGTTTTGATCAATAGTCTTCACTTCCTTCCAAGCTGGCTCATATTCGCCTTCTTGCAGATCTAGGAGATTATCAACAATACACTTCTTCAGAGCAGCAACAGACTTAGCCTTGGCGCCCTTAAACGGACGTGTGATCAACACATTACGACTAGCAAGTGCTTGGGCATTGTAGACACCGATGTTACGATACGTGATAGCCTTCACAATAAAAGGAGCGCTCGATGGAACATCAAAATTAACCATCGTCGCGCCATCTTCTGGCTTCAGCTTTTCGAAAACAGCAGCAGGCCAGCCAGTTACAGACATCATAGCATCAATTTGACCAGTCTTCAGAGCTGCAATTGCTTTGGCATCTGTGTCAAAATCAGAGATCTGCATATTGTATCCAAGTTGCTTATCCAGTTTACGACCAAGCAACTGGGCAGAACCAACTAGAGCAACACGACGACCACGCAATTGGGAGAAGTTCCGGATGTAAACAACTTGATCTGGTTCGGATGTAATCCCGCCCCACTTCTTGGCACCGGCAATTCGAGAACCATTTGTAGCCGCGAATACATGGAGGAAATTGTTGTTCAGAGCAATGACTTGCTGTAGAGCACCGATGTTTTCATCGCCTGTTCGCATTGTCAGCAAAGTGTCAATCTGAGCAATGCCCAGGTCAGCATGATTAGCACTCAATGCCATCAAATTATCCAGACCTCCGGCTGTGATATATTCCGACAAAGGAACAGTAGAGCCACATACAGCTTTGATATTTGCAAACAGAGCAGAGTAGCCCTTGCCAGAAGTACCTGTTGCAATTTTCAGCGGAGGCAGACTTTGTGCGTTAGCGATAGATGCAACAGCCAAAATAGCCATGGCAGCGAACTTCTTAAAAATGCTATTCATATTCTTCATGATAATTTCCTTTTCAGTTGATTAAGATTTCTTACAGACCGTTGAACGTAGAACCAGATGGAGGAGGACTTTGTTGAGGAACTTGTGATTCCTTTACCGGAGATTCGTTAAAACCACCATTGGCAACGAAATAACCACCAGCAAGAACAACAATAAACAAAATACTCATTACAATGCGATACATGATTTACTCCTTATCGGATAACTTTAACGTTGCTAGGCGTCGATGATACAACAGTACGCGCTTGGATGTCAATGACCTGGGAAGAATTATTCGTCAAAGCAGGTGGGCTGTTGAACGTCATGTCATTGTAATCAAGTGCCATCGATGTTTCAAGATCAGCCATAACTTCATTCAAAGAAGATGTTACGGAATCCAGAGCAGTCTTCTGTCGAATCTCATCCATCGGATCAATGTTATCGAACTTCTTCATTGCTCGATTGGCCTTCATTGCAGCTTGAGTCATATCCCAGATATCTTGCGCCTCGACAATGATCTGGTTGAACTCACCAAGCTTTTCCTTTGCTTGCTTCAACTTTGCAGTTCGAACAGATAGAACATGATTCATCTTGTCATATGTATCTTGGAATTCAACTGCCTTTTGCGGACGTCGCTGCTTGAATTCATTCAACTTGTCTCGATAATCTTTCACTTCAGTGGAAAACTGAGCAATTGCTTCTGCAGACTTTGTGAGTTCTTGTGTCTTCTTTGCATACAGCAGCTGAAGATCTTCAACCGGATTTCGAGAAGAATTGAACTTGATGGCCTTGATCTTCATTTGTGCTGCCCACTGAGCAAACACAGGAAGAAAGTTCACAATGGCAAGCCCACCAAAACCAACAATCGCCAGCGCAATAATGCTCTTGATAAGGAATAACGCAGCAAAGCCACCTACGCCAATTGCTGCAGCACCCAGACCATATTTCAAATACTTTTCAACATTCTGATTCATGATATTTCCTTTTTCAATTGTTATCGAGTGTCACTCGATTGTTACAGTAAAATTCTTACCTGATTCTCGATAAAATTTCATCAAGTCGAAAACTTCTTTTTCCATCGAGAATGGATAACATGTTCGAACATCACCATTAGATGTATGCAGAGCAATGCAATATTCAGTCTTTACATCTGTGATCAACTGAAGTTCTTCTTCATAGAAGACTCGACCTTTGATCGTGCAAACTCCTGCTGATCGAATGGCTTCGATGACTCCTTCAGTCCCTCTCATAGACTGCAAAGCGGCACTTGCGCTAGAAGAGATGTTAACAACACGAACACGATCTCCAACTTTAAACTTGCTCATAATGTTCTCCAATGTGTTTCAATAAATGGATTATACAAGAACTTCGATGAAATGTCAATTCTTTACGAGTTTATATCCAAGTTCTTCTGCCGCACGTTGGAGCAACTTCAGGCGAACGCTTTCCTTGGTATCAAAACGAGACCAATTATCAAAAGTAATCTTATCCGAAGACAAAGAATCCAGAACAACAAGACTTTGACGATCAGCATGAACTGTTTCTACGATAGAACCATATTGGAAATTCTTACAATCGTGAAATGTGAGGAATTTGTCAGAAGCATTAGCAATCTTTGTGCCAAGCATTGGATCATTTTTCCATTCATGCATTTGATCATTGCTCAAGATAACAACAGTACGATAGCCCATAATGTTCTCCAGTGTGTTTCAATAAATGGATTATACGAGAACTTATTCTGAAAGTAAAGTCAAAAGACTGATTTGCTGAATTTTTCTGCTGTAATTTTTGACAAAAATCACTTGTCTTTCTCCGATATGATACCATCTATGTTCAACTTCGTAGACAGAAATACTGAAGCCAGACACACTCAAAGCATGGACATGTGCATCAACATCAAACCAACGATCTAGACTTGCCATTGATTCAAATCCGAAGATCCAAGAATTCAAACTATCTCTTCGACATTCTCCCCAAATTGCCTTGAGTAGTTCGTCGTTTTTTGGAGTTGGATGAGTTGTTTGATTGTTGTAATACAACTCATTCCAGTTTGGATGATCGCTTAAAGCTTCGTTATATCTTACAAACGGACCTTTGCCTTCTTCACATTCAACTCTGTAAATTTTTTGCATAATTGACAGTTCATTATAAAAAATTTGATTATACTTGACGGAATCATATCCGTCAAGTCTCCTTTACTTCATGCAAGTTACAGAAGCAATCTGACGCCAGTTGTCAGGAGAGATACGGGTCAGGTCTGCAATCTTCTTCACAATACGCAGGCTCAGTTCGGACATAGAAGTCTTGTTCATGTCGATGAACTGGACAATTTCATCGCGCATACGATCACCATATTCATCAAGCATACCAGACTTGTAGACAACAGAACGAATACGCACCATGTATTCGCGTTCAGTCTTGATTTGCAAATCAAGATAATGTGATCGACTCATCATCGCAGAGAAGTGAGGTGTCATTTTATTGGATTTTTCAATCTCAGCCTTAAAATCCTTGTTGGTGATGAAGATAACAGCACCACGAAATTCGAATGTACTAGGGATTTCTTCGTTGTCTTCATCAATCTGCTGAGCATTTGAATCCCATGTAATATACCTTGCATCTGAAGAATCACATGCAGCCTTCAGGAAATTCATCGAGCGTTCAGAATCAAAAACATCATCAGCATCATCAAAAACAATCAGATGGCTATCAAAACGATGCTTCCAGAGAGTCCGGAACAAACCAGTTGGCGTAATAGCGCCTTTCTTAATAGAGCAACGTTCTTCTGGCAATTCGGATGCAGAAGACAAAATCGTAAACGACTTACCAATGCCAGCAGAGCCAGACACAATCATCGAACGGCAATCGCCTTGGACTGCGGCACGTGCCATCATATCCATAACATCGAATCGCAGATTGATACGAGCTTCGATTTCTTCATCAGTTTCTTCGATTTTGATGATTTGTTCAACTGCGTTTGCAACGGTTGTCAAAGAGTTCGATTCGACAGCATGACCATTCGCCGCCAGGAACATATCAAACTTCTTCAGATCAGCAGTACCACGTTCTGCGCGGCAAATGTGCCAGAAAGCGTTAGGGATATAGACATCTGGGCGATTGCCACGGAAGCTTTGAACTTCGGTTGTAGTGACAACATCTTTCTTGAACATCTCGCGCAATGCTGCGATCAAAGTAATCATTTGTGAAAGAGTTTGTTGGCGCATATCTTATCCTTCAATGTATTTCAAAATGTTTAACAACCTAACCAATAAAGTGATTATATATTAGATGAAAGAAAAGACAAAGAGATCTTTTTGAAAGACCCTTTGTCTTATTAGGATATTGAAATCAGCAAGTCGTCGAAGATGCTACCCAGCCATCTGAGATATCACCATAATCATCTTCTTGTCCCTTGTTTTCAGGATTGTAGAAACACCCACCGCCGTATGTCAGTTCGAAAGAGAATCTACAGTTTGCTTTGTCTGCGATTGATTCGCATTCAGAAATCAAATCATATGCTGCTTTGATTCGTTCTGCAATGAGTTGGTTCGCTTTCGCTTGATTATCTTCTGATAGATCTTCTAGGTTATATGGTGTCATTGTCATAATTAGCAATTGTAGCTAGAACCTTGCCATGCAGACATGTCAAATCCATAGCCAGAATTTGTGATCACTTCATCATCGATTTCAATCGAGAATTCGCATCCGGTTAACTTAGCAACTTCTTGTGCATGAATGATAGTCGCATCGAAAATCTTAGACAATTGGGCCAGATAACGATTTGCATCTTCGTAATCTGTTGATTCAAGAGTTGTTAGATTCTTAATTGCATCAAGAAACTTTTCTTGATTTGGTGCAATCGATTTCATCATTTCAAGCTGAATATTCTTAGCTTTAATCGCTTCATCAACTTCTTTCTTCAAAACTGCAAGTTGAACAGCTGTAAGATCGTCGATATTGATAACGCCTGTTGTATTCTTTACCATATTTTATCTCCTTTAGTTAAACATCGAGTCCATTCCAGATTGGATCGGATCTCCAAAAAATGATTCATGTGCTGTATGAGAAACTTTTGCATTCTTTGAAATCTTATAGAATGTAACAAGATCTGCGAGATTGATACTAGATCTACCTTTGATTTTTCCCCAGTAGGCGGAAACAGCTAATCCGCCTTCTGCTTCGATTTCCTTCTGAACATCCTTCAAAGTAGAAGAAGATGTGTTGGGATTCAATCTATCAAGGACTTTCAAAACATCTTCGAACATCTCCATGTTCTTTTCTGGTTCGAAATATGATGTAACCCATGCTCTACGATCCATTACTTCTGGTTGTCTGAACTCGAAGTGATCTATATTATCCAGAACAGTGAGCATTCCAGGAGGACACATATCAATCCAGTTTTCTTGATAGACAAAGACTGGCATGAAGAACAATCCTTCAAGAACAGCCAGACTCATCATTTCATTCTTTGCTGGATGAAACATTACTTCACCTCTTGATATAAAGTCTACCTTCTCTTGACCAAAAATGCTAGTTCTAATTTCACATTCTAGTCCAGCTTTGGCGAATTCTTTTTCGAAGAATTCCTTGCCTTTCTTGTTTGTGATGATCAAACCCTTCTTCTTGAACTTGATACAAAGATCCAAGAAATCTTTGGGGCGCTTGATATCTCTGAAAGTTCCGTTGTAGAATACAGTGTTCTTTTCTGGTTTAGGTTGAGTCTTTACGAATAGATCGTATTCAGATGTAACCATAGGAACATGATGCAATTCTTTCAAGAAATTGAATTTCTTTCCTGGAGCTTGTGTGATGTGAGGGACTTCTACTAGACCAAGATTGATAGCTCCACATTCATCAATGCTATCTGGATAGCCACGATAGAAGATGTTGTGATGTGTATATGCAACGGTCGGAACAAAATCTTTGAATCCAACATGAGCCATATAAGTCCCGATCTCGTGACTGTTTATGAAAAGACAATCATAGATTCGGGTCTTGTATGCTTCTTTGATTGAAGCAATGATGTTGATACCTAACTCAAAGAACGACTTTTCACCATAGAACATGAAAAATTCTGATGAATTTCCATATGATAATGTTTCATTCGAGAAGATGATATCACATTCTTTGATATGAGTAAACGGAATGTCAGATTTCTTAATAGGTCGATCTGTGATGATATCACAAATGTAACGACCTTTTGATGCTGCTATGAATGAATCAACATAGAAGCCAATTCCACCGAGACTAGAAATATGTCTCGATAGAACAAGGATGGCGATTCTTTTTAGATTACTGTCCATGTTCTTTTATAAATCCTTCTTTTAGTGAACTATCAAACCATACGAAATAATTTCTGTATAGTCTGTCGAATAAATTAATCGCATGATAGTAATTTTCCCATGCGAATTCTCGAAACCATCCAGATGTAATGGAAGTGCAAACCTTCTCCAGAGCAAACAAGAATGCTTCTCTGGGATTCATCTTACCTGGGAAAGGAACAAGAGATCGTTCGATAGCCAAAACACACGACTCTTCAACAACTGCTGCGAGTTTTGTGAACTGAGTCGATTCATTGAATTTATTCTGATCACAAGCAACTTCTTCTCCTTCTTTCATGAAGTATGTGTAAGCTGATTTGCCCAAGATAGCAATTGCTTGATGGATTGAATCATGATCATATTTATACGTCACACCCGGAGTATCAAAGAATGATCCTTTATCTTGATTAAGATTTGGATGTCGATAGAAATACGTTGCTTTTTCTCGACGAATGAACCAATCTTGATAAATTTCTGGAATTGTACATCCGATAGATCTGAAAAAGATGATGTCATCCTTCGTCTTCTTGAAGTGAGGAGAATTCTTCAGATATCGATGGCTCATTTTCAAAGTGTAAAGAAGATCATATGAAGCAGCTATTGTATTTTCGAAGACTATTGAATTCGGATCATGCTTAACAAGCTCCAGAAGCTCTTCTGCTAGACTGCCTGTATATGCAACCTCTGCTTCATAGATTTGCTTGCCTTTCCTCATGAAGATCTTCTTACCATCTTCAATTGGATAGAAAGTCTTGATATCGCGTTCCTTGGCAAACTTCTTGATAGATTCGTAATCAGCGATTAAATCAATGTCTTTTGGAGCCACATCCTCTCCATGAATTTTTCTGGCATACGAGCCGATGTATAGAATTGTCATGTTAGATCTTTATTGGAATAATTGGAAAAGAAAATCCAATGTATTGACTCAGAGGCCCTGTACAAAAATTCATCAGAAGACTGAGACAATACGTTGTTAAGAAATTTAAAATTATACCATATTTTTCTATCATTTCTATCTCTGGCATCGAGAAAGAGGGGAATAAATTTGTTGGAAAAGATGGGATAGAAGGAAATCCAGAAACTTGACCGTTGTTCTTTACAGAATTCATGATCGTTGATTGATCAGGAATCGTCGGCGGACTTTGCATGTTTGAAATATGAAGATTCGATGTAACTTGACTGATCAATCCAAAGATCAAAGATGGAATCAAAGTAAGATATCCCTTGATAATCAAAGACATAGTCTGTAAAATCTTAATTTCTGGAATTACTAGACTTTGATACAATTGACTTGGAACATATGGCAAAGATGTTGATTGCATTGCAATTGATCGAAGTGCAGTAGGAGATCCATTCATCAATTCTACTAGACCGAATGATGTTCCTGGAATCTTTGGTATGATCGAATTCACATCAAGATTCAAGAAAGCAGCCAGCGGAGCAATCATTGCAAATGATGTTGTCATCATCTGTAGACTCTGTACTTCGGATGCAAAGTGGACAATCTCAAGATTCGGAATCTGAAACCCTGGGATCATCGGACTTGGAAGAATAGGTAACGCAGAACTCTTCATAGAAGATGTAGCAGATCCGTACAAATCAGAAAATGATGGAAGAGGACTAGATATCATTTTTTGATTCTGTTATTCTTCATCTTCTAGAAATTGTTGATTCATCCACCTTACTAATTCTAACATAGCTGAATGTATCATATCAGAATCCGAACCTAGATTTGAAATATCATATTCATTCATGATACAATTGATTTTTTCTGATGCAAGATCTAAATTAACCATTATTCAACTTTCAACAAATCAGGTGCTTTCCACCCTTGTTTGATCATCCAAGCAATCAGATCTTCCATAGCTGCTTTTGCTGATTCGAATTCATCTGGATCGAATCTTTCAGAGAACCCGTAATTATTCAGGATTTCTGGAATCTTCAG